TCCTGGGCCTCGCTACGCTCGCGGGCGCGTTCGCGCCACTCCATCAGCTCCATGACACCCATGGCGTACAGCTCCTCCAGGCGGAAACCGAACATCACTGCAACGTCGGCTGCGGCGTCTTCGATTCGCTCGGGTAGCCGTCCTCCTTGGCTTCCTTCGGCAGCAAAAAACCCGTCACCTCGCTGGCGAGCTTCACCAGGTCGGCCGGGTCCAGCTTGCTCACATCGGCCGTGGTAAGTGTCGGCGTGGTGATACGCGGCAGCACCGTGTGCAGCGCGGTCACGTCCATGCGCATCAGGTCCATGAGGCTCACGCCGCGCAGCTCGCCCGAGCCGGGCTTGCGCACCGTGATGACGGCAACGTCCTGCTCGCCGCGCTTCAAGGGGCTGTCCAGGGTGATGGTGGTGGTCTGTTGGTCCATGGTGGTCTTGGCTTTGAGAAAAGAAGGGATGCCCTTGGCCGGGCGGACAGCCCGCACCAGGCGGGCCGCTGTGTGACTAAGGGATCAGAGGCCGATGGCCTTGCGCTGCTCGGCGAGGCGGTCCTTGCCGAACACGCGCTCGATGAAGTTCACGTGGTCGATCTCGATCCACTCTTCGCCGTTGACGGTGAGCTTGTAGTAGGTCAGCGACGACTTGACCTTGAAGGGGTCCTTGCTGCCCGTCTTGCCTTTGCCGAAGGTGATTTCGGTGTGACGGCCGCGCACGATGATTTCCACGGCATCGACCTCGCCGGAGTCTTCGCGCTGGTAGGCGCCGGCGAAGCGCAGCATCGCGCCATCGATGGTGGTCGTGCCGTACTGCTGGAGGATTTCACGCATCAGGCCGCCATACGTGGTTTCCATCTCCAGCTTGTCGTTGCCCAGATCGATCTCGACCGGGCCGTTCATGCCGCCGGCGCGGTATTCCTCGACCTTCCGGGTGAGCTTGGGCAGGTCGATTTCTTCGGTCTCGCCGGCGTGTGTCACACCATCGGCGAAGACGTTGAAGTGTTTCAGGATGCGGGGAAGTGCCATGGTGATTCCTTCTCAGATGGGTGGCGCTCAAGCCGCCTTCACGGCGTCGGCGAACTGCATGAGATACCGGTCGGTGATGCGCTGGCGGAAGGTCAGGTCTTCCACCGGCGGCACCGGCGTGTAGTCGTAGTCGATGGCCAGCTTCCCGGCCTTGAGCGAGTCCTTGTCATTCACGGCCGGGTCGTACCAGGCCTCGCCGCCGAGCAGGTAGCCGTTGCGCACCAGGTTGCGCAGCTTCGCGTTGATGGCGGCCACGATGTCGCGCACGAGCGACGGCGTCATGGGCTTGTCGATGGCCCACAGGTGCGCCTCGGCCATCGTGTCGGCCAGCACCTGCGCCGTGCGCGTGTAGTTCTCGAAGGCGTACAGCTTGTCGTTGCTGCAGGTGCGCGAGCCCCAGAAGCGAAAGCCTTCTTGCCGGATCAGCGTCGTGACATCGTGCGAGTTCAGATAGCCCGCATCGGTGGCCGGGTTCTGCAGGTCCCAATAGACGTCGCGCGAGAGGCCCGTCACGCCGTTGACGGGCACGTTGGAGAGCGTCTTGTGCCAGCCGGTCTCGTTGTCGATCTTGGCGCGCAGGCCCACGGCACGGGCGGTGGCCCACAGCGTTTGCTCGGCGTTGGCGGCGGTATCCCAGCCGACGAACTCCGGCCACAGCAGCATGAGCTCACGCGCGGAGAAGTTCTGCCGATAGGTGGTCGCCTCTTCCTTGGTGGCGCAGCCTGCGGCGTTCACATAACCAAACGCACGCAGCTTCTGCGCGATGCTGGCCAGTTCCGTGGCCACCGGCAGGGTGTCGAGCCCAGGCACCGCCAGAATGCGCGGGGTGACGCCCAACTGGTTGCGCGCGGCCAGCAATGCCTTCAGGCCGGTGAAGCGTCCTTCAGCGGTGGTGGTGCCGATGAGGTTGCTGTTGGTCTCGTTCTCGGCCTTGCCTTCGGCCACGCGCACCACGACGGTCAGCGGGCTGGTCTGGTCGGCGATCGCCTGCAGCGTGCGGGCCAGCGTCCCCTTGGTGCCGGCGCGGCCGATGGCGGCCTGCACGTTGGTGAGCAGGACCGGCTTGTCGAGTGGGAAGGTGGCGATGTCCGCATCATCGGCCGTGCAAGCGACGCCGACCACGGCGGTCTCGATGGTGCGGATGGGGCGAGTGCCCTCGTTGATTTCAACGACGCGTACGCCGTGGTGGTAGTCGGTGGGCATGCATTCCTCCGGGTGGGTCCGACGATGGATGTGTCCCGGCCAAGAATGCAGCGCGCGCGCGAGGATGTCCCGCGCGCGCTGTTGTGCGGCGAAGCGCTACAACAAGAAGGAAACGCCAGCGCGTCTAAGCGTTGGCGGGCAACAACTCGACGAGGCTTGCAGGCATCTCCGGCCACTCGAATGCATCGGGGAAGCCTGGCAGCGTCGTCACGTCACGCAGTGCCTGGCGGTACTGGCCGGCGAGGCGCATGCGTTCCATGTCGCCCGTGTCCATCGCCTTGTAGACCAGCGTATCGGCCGCCTTCAAGCGCCGGTCGCGCTCGTTGCGAGCATTGAGGTCGGTCACATACGCGCGCGCCGCAGCGCCGTGCTTCTTGACCAGCGCCTGCAGCTCGCTGGCGGTGGGCGCTGGCGTGGCGAGCTTCCATTCGTAAATCTCGGCATCCTTCTGTTGCTTGCCGGTCTTGGGGTCGATCATGTGCAAGACCCAGAGGTTGGTGCCGTGGACGGCTTCCGGGTACTGCTGCTGGATGCAATAGATCAGTTCGTCGTGCGTAAGCATGGTGTCGGTATCACTGGTTGCGCAGCCATGCGGCGCGCAGGTAGAGGCGATAAAAGGTGTTGCGCAGGCCCACCAGGACCCACGGCGCGGGCAGGTCGGCCGTGCCGCCCGATTCACCGGTCGGGACCGAACCGAATTCCGCGATGCCGCTGGCCCACTGGCATTGCGCGCCGGCGCCTGCTTTGCCGTTGTTCAGGTTGGTGAGGTAGTCGGAGAGCCACTGCCCGGCCCACGACATGTAGACGTTGCCGTTGCCGGCGAGGATGCCGCCGCCGCCTCCAGCGCGAATGGCGCCTTGGGCTTCGATGTCTCCGTTGCCGTTGAAGGTGAAAGCGTTCGTCCGACCCCCGACGTGCATGGAGATATACGGAACGGTCGCATTGCTGCCGCCCGCGTAGCAGTCGATGGCAGCCAGATGCCGCACGCCCCATTGCGTCCAGCGGATGCCCATGTACGCGCCCGTGTTGCTCGGCGTGTCCACTTGCAGCGCCGGGGTGCGGGTTCCATTCCAGTCGGCAAAGGCGCCGCCGAGCGAGTCCGTGCCGTTGGACGAGACGACCAATGCCGATCGCCCAAATCCCACGCCGAAGGTCAAGCCCTTGTTGGCGGCAAGCGCCCCACCTTCGGCGGTCAGCGGATTGACCAGGTTCTTGGTGTCGTAAGGCGTGGCGCTATCGAACGTGGGCCGTGCGGAAAACGCGACCTGTCCCGTTGTGTAGTTGACGAACAGGGGCTGATTTCGATTCGTGCCGTCCGAGTTATAGCCAGTGAGGATCAGGTTACCGCTCGACCCCGCCATGTACATGCGCCAGATGACGGTGTCGCCCCCGAACTCCAGGAAGCCCTTGCCGTCGTTGTTGTAGGGCGGCAGGTTGACGCCCGTCTGCGTCTTGACGCCGCCCGCGTTGACCGTCCCCGGGAGCGTAGCGCTGCCCATGCCGTCGATCTGCAGCACGCGCAGGAACGTGGAGAAGTTGCCGTTGGTCGCCGTGTTGCGATCAACAATAAGCGCGCGGCCGGACGACACCATGCGAAAGCGCCCGAGGGTGATCGGCTGCTGGCTGTCGGTAAAGCGCAGCTCGTTGGACGAACCCACCATGTCGATGATGCCGGTCATCTCGCCGCCCGCCTTCGGCAGCGCCGCCTTGGCCGTCGTCAGCGCATCGGTGGCCGTGTCTTTGGCGTCTTTGACGGACGCGGGCGTGGGATAGCGTTCGTCTGCCTGGCCGAGCGGGATCGCGTGCTCAGCGGCGCTCGCCTGCGCCACGGCGAAGGCCTGCTTGTTGGACCCGGCCAGCTCGGCCTTCTTGACGAGCTGGTCCCCGA